AAAAAATCACACTCCTTAGTATTGAATTTTAAAAGGTTGTGTGATATACTTCTATTGGTGTTTGTGAGTATATCACATTACTTAGCCCCTATTGCCGTAGGGGTTATTTTTATATCTTAAGTTTTTCAATAGTTACAAAATCTTTAAATCCTAGTTTTTGTGCTTCTTCATCTGTTTTATTTGGACATAACTGTTTTAATCCCTTTTTTATTCCACCGCCAGGAAAATCTGCATTAATTTTAAAAACTAAATATTCCATTACAACAACAGTTAATGCAATTTTGTTAGTCGTTGTTTTATTTTTTAAATCATATATATGTAATTTGCTTAACATTTCAGGAATTTTAATTTTTGGCTTTGTAGTAAATTCAACATCTATGATATTAGAATTATGAGCAGATAAATTTCTAGTGAGACGTATATTTTTTATCCAGCTTTCAAACTGATCTAAGTCTACTCCATGTATAGTTGCTATTTCTCTTCTGTATTTTTGATTTAATAATGTATACAAATCAACAACATCACCTAAAGTAAGTAAATCAATGACTAGCCATATAGGAAGTTCGTTGGGATAATTCTTTTTATATTTTGTTATAATTTTACTTTTTGTTTCATATCCTAAAAGGGCAAATTTCCTTTTAAATTCTTTTTCTTTGTGAGAAATATAATACTGGCAGTATCTGTTTTTGTCAGTCCATTTTTTAAAATCCAAATATCCGAAAGCTCCAAAATCACGCCCTAAGATGTAGGATATATTCGTTTTTAAAGATATTTCAATTTTCTCAGTAATTCTTAGGAAATATAATCTTAAATTTTTATCCCAATAAAAACGGTGAATGATGTCCTCAAAATACACATCATCTTTGTAATTTTCATTTTCATCCATAAATGGAAGGGAAAACTCTTTGATTTTATAATAATTTATAAACTTAAGTTTGTATTCAGCCTTTTCTTTTCCTTCTCTAAATTTCATTCCTCGTTTTTCAAACAGTTCTACCTGCTCTTTAAAAGTTAGATGTTTTCCATTATAGGTATTGCTCATTCTTTTTTCTCCTTAAAAAAAAAAACCTTTGCGTAGGCCGGAACCCTGTACTATTTAAAGTACTGCAAAGGTATTGATATACTTTATTGTACTTTATAATTTATAAATTGTCAAGTATTATTTTAAATTTTCATTTTTTTTACACTCTCCTATATAATAGTTTTGTAATTTTTTTCATTTTTTTACACAACTTTTTATAGTTTTGTATTTTTAATCTTAATAAATCGTATCATTAGTAGGATAAAGATTTTCCATTTTTCTGACTTCTTCAATAAATCCTGTGTAATGACTGAAGTACTTCTCATTGTAATAATATGAGGTTGTATCATTGGTAAAGTTGTAGACAATTTTGTAAAGCATGTAAGTATCCCCATAATCAGGATTATACATATAAAGTCTTATATTTACATTTTCTGGAATTAAATCCCCTTTTCTTTGGCTTAATTTCACTTCATCGAACATTCCAATTTTCTTTACAAATGTGTTAAATGCATTGACTGCTTCATCTAAACTCAGTGATTTAGCATTAATGTCATTAAGCATTAATCCTATGTCAATATCATTTTCATCGTTACTTCGCCAGTAAGCCATTAGAGTGTCGTTGTTATCACAGTAGACTTTACTGGTAAGGTTATGCTTTTTAATTATGCCGATGTACTTCTTTAAAGTTTGATTGGGTTCACTTACCCAGTTGCAAGTATTTGAAAAGCTCAAACAAGATAAAAGTATAAAAAGTAAGATTTTTTTCAAAAGTTATTTCCCCTTTCTGTGAATTAAATTTCAAAATAGTTTTTCAAACTTAATTTATGAAAAAGTTTTTTATTTCATTTTTATATTTTTAATTTTATAAGTTCGTATTTTGTATTATTTTTCATTTCATTTAATTCTTTATAAGTGTAAGGTGCATAGATATAAATAAAATTTTTTCTTGCTTTATTGATAATTTTATGTATATCATCTGGAGCTGTTATGTATAAAAATACGACATCAACAGAATGGTTTAAAGTATCATTTTTTAAGATACGATACATTGTTACATTATTTGGAAAAGTAAATTCTTTATCTTTAATAAAACTATTTACATTTTTTGATCCAATAAGTTCTTTAATTCTAGTTATATAAATCATTTGTTTTGTAAAAACTGTAAAATTAAAATCTTTTTTTAAAATGGTTAGTATATAGTTTATACAATCATCTATATTTTGATTAAAATCTAATCCATCAGCACTATTTAGATTATCTTTATTTTCAAAATAATATATTTTTATTTTTTCCATTTTATATATCATTCCTTTACTATTACTATTTCTTTTTTTCAATTTTCAAAGCTATATCATCTCTGTATAATTAAGAATTACTATTGAGATTTAGGATTTTCTGCACTCTCCATTAATTTTTCTTCCTCAGTTTTTTCATTTTCTATTCCGTAAAGATATTTTTCTGCTTTTTGTATTATATCTTTATAATTTTCAGGATGTTTTGCTTTCATAAGAGGTTCAGCTTCTTTTTTAGCTTTTTTTAAGTCGTCTCCAGAATCTTGTAGTGCTTCAATAATTTGTAAATATTCTAGAAAATCTTTTTTATTTTCAGGAGTTAATTGTTCAGTTCTTTGTAAGATTTTCATATATTTGGTTGCACCTTTTTCCATTTTCCATTGAGCGTGAGTTCCTATAAGACGTTTATTTATAAAATCTTCATCGCTGTAGGCAACTATAATAATATTATCATTTAAAAAATTTTTTCTTTTTTTTAGTTGAATATCCATTATAGTTTTATAAATTTCATCGTGAGTGGCTGTTTCTGGGACATAAACTTGTATAATGTATTCTCCAGTTTCCTGATTTTTTATAATTCTAGGTTCAAAACCTTGTTTTTTTGGTGCTTCTTCATTTGTTTTTTCGACTTGTTTATCAACTTTACGTTCTGGTGATGTTTCTTTGCTTTCTTCATCTCCACATGATACAATTAAAACTCCTAAACATAAAAACAATAATAATTTTTTCATAAAAATATTTTTCCTTTATTATTTCATAATTTCTTTCATTTTTTCATTCATATTTTTCATATTAACAGTTTTATAATATTTAAGGCTTTCAATTAAATATTGAGATTTTGTATATCTGTTATCTTTTAATTTTATTAATCCGTATTCTTTAAATTTTCGTCGGTTTCCGTTAAATGTGCCATAATATTTTCTATTTTCATCAAAAATATAGTTATTATTATTGTTTCCAACTACAATTACATTGGATTCGATGATATTTAGAAATTCTTCTTCAGATAATTCATTATGTAGAATTCCAAATTTTTCGGTTAATTCATCATCTGTAAAATCTCGATATTCGTAGTATGGTTCATCAAATCCCCATTGATTTTCTCTAGTTCCTAAATTTTCGGAGTAATAAAATTTCATACCATTTATTATTTTACTTACTTTTTCTCCTATTTTAGCTTTGATAAAATCTTCAAAAAAATCTCCAATATCACTATCTTCAAGCCAGTTATACAAGACTTCTAATTTTTCTTTTGCATTTTCAGTTGAATCATCTAAATTAGTTAAATCACCTTCGATTAACTGAAATCTATGTTTGCAATATTGCATTCTTCTACCTGCAGGACAACCACAACCACTGTGTATATCCCTAGAGTTTTCTTCTTTCCAAAAAGCGACTCTATAAGGTTTTTTTCCAGAGCCTTTTACATAAAATACTAAAACTATTTCTTTGTTTTCTTCCATAAAAATTATTCTCCATTCTATCTATAAATATTTTTCTAATTTTTTCAATAATTTTCTATCTAACTCCGTTAAATCGTAATTGTAAATATCCTTGTTGTTAAATATTAAAGTTGCAGCAAATTCGTTTGCTTCATGTTCAATTTGGCTTGTTCTGGAAAGAAGTTTTTCATTTTCATAAATATAGATACAGCTTCATTGAATGATTGCTGTCCGTGTCCTAGTTCGTGGCTACATACTATTCGTTTGGATAAGTAGGGAAGTTTGATGTTGATGAAAATTGTTTTTTCATTTCCAATACAAGTGTATAAACCTAGCCAAGATGAAAAATCGGAATAGATAATTTTTATTCCTTGATGTTCTGCAATTTTAAAAGGATTATCAGTTCCATATTTTTTAATTAGAGTTTTTGCCAACTTTTTAAAATTTGTTTTATGCATAAATTCACTTTATCTCTTCTTGTTTGGTTTTTTCAAAAGTTTCTTTTCTTTTTGGATTTCTTTTATACTTTTTTTAGGTGTTGGAAGTTCTTCAGGTTTTGTCCCGCTAATTTCAATCATAACTTCTCTTACTTTTTTTCCTATATTGAAATGAGTATTATTTGCTATTTCTTCTCCTTGAATATCTCCTTTTTTCAATCTTTCTTCTGTCTGAGTTATTCTAAAATAATTAGCTGCCAATTCTGTTGAACCCATATGATCAAGGATATGTTCTTTTTCTTTTAAATTTTTTCTTTTTTTTATATCTCCGGCTGTTTCTCCATTGTACAATCCTTGATAACCAGAATTCTGGAATTTTGCAAAATTCTGAACGCCGACATTTTGAGCTTCAAATGCCAATTTTTTATTAAAGTCCCTTACATCTTCTCTTAGTTTTAATCTTCTGTCATCTTCTGAAAGTTCTTTAAAATCAGTTTCAGCAATTTCTTGCTTTCTTGTTTGAATGGCAAAGTATTGTTGTCCTAATGCAATGGCTTTTTTTCTTGGATTACCATTTTGTACAAGTATATAGCAAGCATATCTTGTCAGTTTATAATCTTCTATAGTTTTTTTTGAAATTCCCGCTTCTACGATTTTGATGTCAACATCAAAATGGTCGGAAACCTTAATATTACTATTTTCTAATGAAGTTATAGATTTATTAATTAATTTTTCAAAATTTCTCCAATTTGTATATTCCAATATTGTCATCAATTCTCTTGCATACCAAAATTCAACACCATTTTCATCAATATGTTTTATTTCTTCAAACATTTTTTCAGTATATATTTTTACATTCATACTTAAATACTAATCCCCCTATCAATTAAATAATTATTTCTTATTCTCTCTCTGCTTTATTAATATGTCTATAACAGCACGTTTAAATACAGCCATATCGTGTTCATCATCAACATCATTGAAAAATAGTTGCTTATTTACTCCAGTAACTTTTTCAAATTCTGCAAGTTCTTCTGGAGTTAAGACTGATGTGTCTACAAAATATGGATTTGAATTTTTTTCATTTTCTTTGTATCCCATTAAATATTCGGGAGATACTTTTAAAACTTTTGCAAATTCTTTTAATTTAGAAAGTGTTAAATCAACTTTCCCTTTTTCAATTTTAGTAATAGAGGAACGATCTGAATATCCAGTTAATTTTGATAATTCTTCTTGAGTTATTTTTAATTCAATTCTTCTATTTTTTATTTTTTCTCCCATATTTGATAATAAATTATTTTTTTTCATTTTTTTTCTCCCTTTAATATATTGTTATTATACCCTTAAAGTGAAAAAAAAGCAACTTTTCTTTTAAAATTTTTAAATTAATGTTGACAATTATTCACTAATGTGGTATAACTTGATTGTGAATATAATTCAGCGAAAGTGAGGTGGATTTGTGAATTTAAAAAAAATAATAAAAGAGAAAGGATTAAAAACAGGATATTTAGCAGAAAAATTACATCTAAGTTATACATCATTAAAAAAGAAAATTCGTGGAGAAGTTGAATTTAAGACTACTGAAATAGCTTTACTAAAAGAAGAGTTAGGATTGACAAATGAAGAGATAAGTTCAATTTTTTTTGAAAAAAATAGTGAATATAATTCACTTAAATAAGAAGGGAGTGAGAGGATGGGATGAATGGAAATCGTTTTAGAGAAATACTGATAAAATTGAATGAATGTAATATAACATATCTTGAATGGGAAGAGTTAAAAAGAAAAATAGATGGTTTTTTTGAGAGAGAAAAACGGAAAATTGTACTTGATATGGATAAAATTGAAATAGTTGAAGTAAATGAAAAAGAGTACTATTGTCGTTAGCACTCTTTGAAAGTTATTATTGTGTTTGTGTGATATAGATTATTTGATTAATATTCAGGAAATAAACAAAATTACCTTCAATAATTCTTATAAAATTATGGTTATAAGATTCATCATTAATAATAATAACATCTTTAAATAATCTTTGAGAAGTTTGAATATCATAAAAGACACCATTTTCAATAAAATCAAAATGTTTTTCCACAGTTTAACCTCCTTCCAATTAGGGTAGTTAGATTATACCATAGAATATTTAAAAATGAATAAATTTTGAAGTAAGGGAGTGAGAGATGAAAAAAATAATTTTGATGATAACATCGGTTATAATTGTAACTTTGGTAGGAATTAAGGCTATATTGGATAGGAAAAAAGAGAAAGAAAAAGAAATTTTGCAACCTAAAAAATTATTATATGGTTATCCTTTGTTTTTTAAAAAGAAACGAAGGAAAAAAAGCAGTAAATATAGAAATTATAGTACAAGGGTAAGAACAAAAACGAAAAAGAAAGATAATATCGATGAAATAATAGTCACAGTATTAAAAGATATGGATGAAGAAAAAAAGAAAAATCGTACAAGATTCTATTAATTACATAAATTATTTGAAGGAGAATTTTAAGAATGGAAATTCACAATGTGGATACATTTTATTTGGCAACAGTAAATGAATCAAAAAAAGTTGCGGAAGAAATGATAAAAGAAAAATACAACCTAAAAAATGATTTAGTGATGATTGGATGGGCAGTTAGAATAAATAGCATTATAAATCAGATACAAGATGAAAAATTAAAGGAAAAAGCAGAAAATGACTGTGAAAAAATTTGGAATAAGTGGTATGAAAAAGTTCAAAAGGAACAGTTGATAAATAAAAATCTTGGAATATTAGATTTAGTATTAGAAAAATTAAAAAAGGGAAATTCTAAAGAATCGGGAGTTAATTAGGAAACAAAAAATGTCGTTAAGGGACTAGGTAATGAAAAAACAAACACCAAAAAAAATTAAGGGACGGCAATCCCGGAAAGGAAAAAACTATGGAAGTTTCAGAATCCTGGATAAGGAAACAGGCTACAAAATTGCAATTGACAATAAAGGAAGCCGCTGAATTTGTCGGAAAAGGTCAGCAATATGTAAGAGTAGGATTGCAGACAGGAAGACTTAAATTTGGAACGGCAGTACCCAAATTTAAAGATGAAAATGAAAAAGAAGCAAGAAGGAGAGCTGGGAAACGTAATTGGGACTACGATATTCAAAGAGTACATGTTGAAAGATATGTTGGAATAAGCTATAGAAAATTTTTGGAACTGAAATATGTGGTAGTAGCATAATAGGAAAGGGATGTGAATTTAAAATGAAATATGATGCTTTAGTAATGGTAAACAATCAAAACAGGGAAACAAGAAGAAAAATGGAAGAAAGAAAAATTAAGAATAGAATCAAGAAATTTGTAAGAAAGGTTGGACTATCAAAATGACGATCAGAGAAAAACTTGAGAAGGAAATGGACAAGGAAGAGGTTAAGAGATGGGAGGAAGAAAATGTTGAAAGCGAGGAATCTTATAAAAATAATATTCCTGGTAACAATGACAGTACTGGTTCAGTTAGAAGTGATTAGGGAAAAAGGACGTTGGGTTGCTGGTGGAAACTTAGCATTTCCAGTATTATTGGCGATATTGCTTTGGTGGCTATCTTATTTTAAAAAATGGAAATAGGAAGGAGCGAGATAATGGAATATAAAATGCTTGAAAGGGCAAAAAGAGAAAAATGGAGCTGGAGGAAAAAATGATATGAATAAAAATTAGGAATAGAGGATAAAAAATATGAAAACAAAGGAAGAAATTGGACTTGAAATTACAAAGTTAAATGTGAAACTTTATAAGCGCGTAAGAATTTCAGGATGGGATTCTGAAGCGGAAAAGATGAATGAAAAAGTAAAGATATTAAAATGGGTATTAGGAGGGAGTAAAAAGTGGAATTAAAAGAATTTAATAAAGTTTTTAGTGGTTTTGTTGTTTATTATGGAATAAAAGGAATGACATCTGAAAAGCTAGGTATCTATTATTTGGGATTAAGAGATTTAAGTATTGAACAATTGAGAGTGGCTTTTTCTAAAATGATAAAAAATAGAATAGAAAGGGAATTTCCAATGATAGTGGAAATAAGAAACGTGGCATTGGAAGGAAATTAATTGTTGGAGGATAAAAAATGTATATAAATTTGAGTGGAAATTATTATATTAAAAGTCAACCTAGATGTTTTGTAATTGGGTGTAAACAGAAAAATAAAAAAGGTGAGGTACAGTTTGTAGCGAAGTGGTACTTTGTGAGTCTTAGAGCTGGGCTGAGAGCTTGGATTGATGAAAAGCTGATAATGAGTAAGGCTAAAAGTTTTCAGGAGCTTAAAAACGATATACGGGCCTTGAATGATGAAATGGAAATATTAAGCAAATTTGAAGAAGAGGAAGAAATTGAATAAAAAAATGCCAGTGGAAAAACACTGACATAAAAGATCTAAAAAACACTTTCGTATTTTCAAAATTATTATATCACAAGTGAGAGAAAATGAAAAGAGAAAAAAATTTAATTTTAGAATATGGAGTGGGATCAGTAACATATACGGGTATAAGAAATTTTCAAATTCAGTATCCGTATATTGTTATTGACGGAGAAAATGTTAGTTTGGTAGGCGTAAAGTTTGTGAAATATAAGAATTTTATTGCTTGGAGAAATAGGAAAAATAAAATAAGGTAACTTGTTTATCGAAGGAGAGAAATATGGCTAAGTTTAGACAGATACAGACTGATTTTTGGAGCAATCCCTATGTTCAGGAAGAAATGACTCCCGAAGATAAGTTTTTTTATTTATACTTAATGACAAATGAAAAATCGACGCAGATAGGTATATATAAAATAACGAAAAAGCAAATAGCATTTGATATGGGATATTCAATTGAATCAGTGGGAAATTTATTGAAAAGATTTATGGAGCAACATAAATTGATTAAATATGATTCTGAAACACGGGAAATAATATTGCTTGAATGGGCAAAAACAAATCTTAATAAAGGCGGGAAACCTTTTGAGGATCTAATTTTAAGTGAACTGAAAGAAGTTAAACAAAAAGAATTTATAGAAATTATTTATCATCAGTGTGAAAAAGAGGAAATTAAGAAAATAATAGAAAAATATATTGATAATCCAAAATTGGGTGAGAAAAATTTGAAGTTAGAAAATAAAAATATTTCTGATAATTTAGATGATGAAAAAATAATTGAAGCAGAAATAGTAGATGAAAATACAGAAAAAGCTATTGGAAGTCCTAAAAATACTACTTTTGACGATACGTTGCACGAAATGTATAACGATAAGGGGGCAATAAATAATAATAATAAGAATAAATATAATAATAATTATATTAATAATAGTTATTATAATAATACAAGTGTCAAAAAAGAAAAAAATAATTTTTCTTTTGTGTGTGAAGAAATAAAAAATAAATGGATAGAAATTGCAAATACATTTGGACTATCTGGAACACGACTAAAAATAAATGAGAAACGTAAAAAATCAATAAAAACATTGCTTAAAGAATATACTATTGAGGAAATTTTTCAGGCAATGGACAAAATTTATGTTTCTAAATTTTTACAGGGAGATAATAAAAATAACTGGCAAATAACATTTGACTGGTTTATTAATAAAGCAAATCTATTAAAAGTGTTGGAAGGAAATTATGATGATAAAGTTAATACCGATTCTAGTCCTAAAAATACAAAAGAATATTATCAAAAATCTAATAATCAATTTACGGGAGTTACAGATGAAAGTATCGAGGATTTGATAGGAGGAATTATGCAATGATGACAAGAGATGAATTTAACAATGTCTTTAATTTGTTATGTACAAATTATCCAAATACAAAAAATCCAAACCAGTTAGGAAGCCTCTATTTTTTAGCATTAGGAAATGAATTAACCGCTAAGGAATTTATGAATGCTGTACTTAAAATCATAAAAACAAGCAAGGAAAAATTTATGCCACAAGTTGCTGAAATACTTGAATATGCAAAAAATAGGAATGTAGAAAATCAAGTTATTTTAGCTAAGAAAATGCTAAGAGCTGCTGTTTTGAAATATGGAAATAGTGGAATGATAAATTTTGAAGACAAGGGAGTTCATGCAATAGTGGATTATGTCGGTTGGAGAAGGATTTGCACTATGACATCTGAAGAATTTGATAACTTTTTGAAATGGGAATTTGATGGAATATACAAGGAATTTATAAAAAATCCTTATGAAACAAATGATTATTACACTGGTAATTATAAAATTATCGGACAGAAAAATCCTAAAAGAATTACTTATGAGAGCATAGGAGTAAAGAATACTCAAAATTTAGAATTTATACCGTTGGAATATAAAAATACTGCACAGATTGAAAATCAAGTTGATCTGTCTGAATTGAAAAATAAAATGTTGATAGGAGTGTAAAAATGATAATAAATAATTTAACTACAGAAGATATTAAATTTTTAAAAGAATTAAAACACGAATTGAATACACAAAGCAGTAGAATGACTGCTAATCCTAGAATGTATCAAGTTAGGCACGAAAAATTTCGGCCAGATGTGAATAGTGAAGGAAATTATTTTGAAGCAGTGTATGAAGGAGAATCATTAGGAATTTTTGAATATACTCTGGAAGATGTGGAAGAAGTTAAGTCAATATTAAGAGAAAGTGCTTATGATGATGAGGAAACTTTAAAGGAAATTAATGAGATTTGTTTGGAAAATTTGGATAATGAGAATATTGATTTTTGTTGTTATAATGGTAATTTTGAATATGTTTTTAATAATTCTTTTTTGACAGAAAAAGCCTGTAGAGAGCATATAGAGTGCAACAGACATCATTATAGAAATCCAGTTGACTATTTAAATTATGCTTTCAGAAATCCGGAAATGGAAAAGTTATTAAGAATACTGTCAAAAATAGAAATTAAGGAAGAATCGTAATGTTAAGAACACAAATTGAGAATAAGAAAATAAAAATATTTTATCCAATGAAAAAGATTGTTCCAGGAGTAAAGGAAGATCTGGAAAAAATATTAAATAATTATTCAGTAGAAATTGTTCCAATTAAAGCGATGACATTACAGCAGATGAGAATGATATATGCCTTGATAAATCAATTTTCTGAATATCTTGCAGGTGGTGGCAGCGAATATGGATATATGAAAGACATATTGAAAATATTTTTTGCAGAAAAATATGAAATTCCCAATTTTTCGTTAAGTCCTGATTCAATTGATACGTTAGATATTGATACTGCAAATAGATTTATTGAATATCTGATTGAGTTGGGCCTTGATTACAATGTGCCAATTGTGATTAAGGAAAAAAATGGGAGAAAAAGATTTGCAGCACAGATATATCCAGATACGGAAAAGTATGTTTATATTTGTTTGAAGAAGAGAATATGTGCGATATGTAATAAAAGTGAAGCTGATTTACATCACTATGATAATGTAAATTCAATAGGTGGATATTCACAATGTAATGGGCTAAAAACAAGATTTATGAGTTTATGTAGAGAACATCATAATCTTTTTCATTCAACGCCGATAAGTGAATTTGAAGAGAAATATCAAATACAAGGTATATGGTTAAATCCACAGAATGTATATGATTTATTAGAGATTTACCCAAATCATTTTAAATTATTTAGAAAAGAATACAAGGAGGGAAAATATGGAAATTTGGAGAGAAGTGAGTGAATTAAAAAATTTTTATAAATAAAAGATTATTTAATCTTTGAAGCAAGAAGGACAATGACAACTGAATATAATAACTGTGATAAATAATTTTGAAATTTTTATATTTTTAGGTATAATAAATATTATTAGAAACAGGAGGTAATTAATGAAATACAAGAAATTTAGAATAAGAAATTATAAAGCAATTAAAGATTTAACAATAGAACTGGGTAATCAAAATTTGATTCCAATTATAGGCTTGAATGAAACAGGAAAAAGTTCCATTTTACAAGCAATATTTGCATTTGATTGTTATAATGATAAACAGTATAATGGTGATTTTATAAATTTTGAATATATAAAAAATAAATTTGAAAACGGACAAAATCCTATTATTGAAGCAGAGATAGAAAATATAAATAAAAATGAATTGACAGAAAATGCTGTAGACTATATAATAGAAGAAAAAAAAGAACAATTTATTTCAGAAAGTATATATAAAAATGAAACTAGTTTTAATAAATCAAGATATTTAAGTTCTATTAAAGAGGTATTGCTTCCAAAAATAGAAAATATACTTTGTGATATTAAAGAGGACAATATATTGATTAGAAGAGAATTTTCGATTAATATGAATGGCGTTAGGGATAACAAATATAAAATTTTTAATTTGAAAATAGAAGAATTTGATGAAACAATTTTAGTAAATGGAATGTATGAAGAAAATAAGAAATTTTATATTTCAAAAGAAGAAATAGAGCAATTTATTGGAGAGACAATTTTAAAGTATTTACCTCACATAATATATATTGATGATTTTAGAGATAATATTCCAAATAAAATTGGGAAAAAACATGATTGGTATTTATACATTAAAGAAATATTTTTAAAAAATAATATGGACGTAAACAGTTTTATAAATAGTGCTTTGTCAGATAAAGGAACAATGCTGGAAGATATAAAATATGAACTTAATGAAAATTTAGCAGATTTGTGGGATAAGATGCATGAAAACAGAATCAAAGAAGAATTTAAAACAGTTGAAATCGATTTGAAATACGAGAATGAAGAATTTCAATTTTTAATAAATGATTTAAGAGAAAAAAGAGAAAATGGGAAACCAAGAACAGTAGTTTTTCCGGTAAGTATGAGATCAAAAGGATTTCAGTGGTTTTTTAATTTTTTTATAAAAATGAAATATAATTGGAAGCATATAAACAATGAAGAATATGGAAGTATTATTTTATTGGATGAACCTGGTGTATATTTACATACAACTTTTCAAACGGAATTGATAAAAATACTAAAAGAATTATCAAAAGTTAATAAGATATTTTACACGACACATTTGGAAAATATGGTTAATCCAAAAGTAATAAAAATAAACCAAATACATATAGCTAAAAGAAAAAATGAAAAAGTACTATTGGAAAGAATTACTAAAATTGAAGATAATAAAAATTTAGGGGAAATTACTCCAATAATAAATGCTCTAAAAATTAATAATTTCCCGTTATTACATTTCAATGAAAAAGTTATAATAACTGAAGGGATGACAGATAAGATATTTTTAGAAATGTTAAAAGAAATTGATTTGTTAGATAAAAATATAAAAGTCATTCCTGGAACAGGCGTTTCAAATCTTAGTACTTTGATAGGATTATTTATCGGTATAACAGAAAATTATACTGTAATTTTTGATAACGATAAAGCTGGAAGGGAATTTTTTGAAAAATATAAAATTGAGTATGGAGAAATTGAAAGTAAAAAATGGATATTACATAAATCAAGAGATAAAAAAGAAAATATAGTACTAGAAGATTATTATAGTGATAAAATGAAAGAAATTTTATTAAAATATCCAAATGGAATAAAAACAGGATTGATAGAGCTTTATTATTCTGAAAATGAGGAGAATAAAAAAGAATTTTTGGAAGAAATAAAAAAATTATATAATAGCAAACAAGACATTAGAGTATTAATTAATCAAATAAAGTCAAAACTTAATCACAGTTATTAATTTAGCTGTGATTTTTTAGTACAAGAAAAAATACAAAAAATTATGAGGGAACATTAAGAGTGAAAATTAAACTACATTGTCTAAAAATAAATGATAATGAAATAAAAACAACAGAATACAAGGAACTGGGAAAATTTGTAAGGAGAAACAGGAAAGATATAAAAGAAATTTTATGTTTTAGTTGGGAAATTCCAAAAAATAAATTGGAAAGAACCTTAGAGTATTCTGTTGAGAAATTGTATGAGTTGAAAAAGAAAGGAATATAGATTATGAATATAGTGATACTAATGGGAAGAATGGTAAGGAATCCAGAATTAAAATATACATCAAGTGGAAAAGCATATGCCAGCTTCACATTAGCTGTACAGAAAAATAAGAATGAGGCAGAATTTATTGACTGTATAGCTTGGGAAAAGACTGCTGAAACAATTGCTGAATATTTTAAAAAAGGTAGTAAAATTCTTATACAAGGACGTTTGAGTGTAAGTGATTATGAGAAAAATGGTGAAAAACGGAGATTTACAAGAGTATTAGTAAATAGTTTTGAATTTGTTGAAAGTAAAAACACTGTAAATAATCAAAGTAACAAAAATGATTATGATGAAACAGAAGATGATGAGGATTTTCCCTTTTAAGTATAAGAAAAATTTAATACATAATATAAAATTTTTAGAAGAAAATACAGACTGGTTTTCAAAAAAAATGTTGTTATTAAAACTGAAAACAGAATTGGTTTTGGGAAAACTTAAAAATGAAAAATGGATTGATGAAATAATAGAAACTATAGAAAATATATAGGAGGATAAATGGAACAATGGGAAAAATTAGTTAAGCTTGTAAAAGAGTTTTATATAACATTTGGACAACAGGAATTTTTGGAAAAAGAAATGACTAATGAAAGAATGGAATTAAGAAAAAAGTTGTTTGATGAAGAATTTAAAGAATATGAAGTGGCAGAAAAAAATAAGGATAGAGTAGAAATGTTAGATGCTGTTTGTGATATGTATTATATTCACATCGGGACACTACTTGAGAAAAATAAGGGTGATATAGAAAAGATTGCAAATAAAATATTTTTTTTGGGAAATAAAGAAACGGAGTATCTTTTTAAATTAGAAGTAAAAAATGGATTTGATGTAATTTTACCTGAAGCATTTGAAGAAGTTCATAAAAGCAATATGAGTAAACTTGGTAAAAATGGGAAACCAATATTTCGTGAAGATGGTAAGATAATAAAAGGGCCTGATTATTTTAGGCCAAATTTGAAACAGTTTATTACAAAATAAAATTTGAAAGGAAATATAAAAATGAGTAAAGAATTAAAAGTCACAGAAGAAATGATAGAAATTATAAATTCTTTAGTAAAAAAAGGATATAGTGATGATGATATCAGGAGGTATTATAGAATGATGGGAGAATTGTGTGCTGGAGCTGGTGCAATAAATGACACAAGTAAAGATAGTCAAAAAACGATTAATGAATTAATTGATATTGTTGAAACATTAAATAACAGAATAGAAAGTTTGGAAAATAGAATAAAAGTAAAAGTTTAATATTTGAATAATCAGGAGAAAAAGATGTTTAAAATATTATATTGTGAAGATGAATACAAATCAGTAATCACAAAAAATGTAGAAGAAGTACAAAGACTTATTACACAGACTGATATTAGACAAAGGTTGAATCCAAATAGACAAATGAATGTGTATAAAGTGAATTTTGATAGTAACAATTTGACAAATGATGAAGTTATAAATTTATTTGAGATTAGTAATTCAAAAAGAAGGGATAAACTTTTTGTAAAATTATATTAGGATTGGGAGAAAAGTATGAAAATACTGAGAGATAAGTTTTAAAGGAGAATCAAAAAATGGCAGAATTAAAAGAAGGTATTTTAAAACTTTTTAAGGAGCATTATGGGATGACAGCTGAAGAAGCTCAAGAATATTACAAGAAACAATTTGAAATAGTAAAGAAAACAGTAGTAAAAGAAGAGGTGGAATGGTTAAGGCGAGAATGCATGGATGTACTGGAGGAAATAAACAAAACAGGAAAAGTTCCTGAACTTATATTTTAAAGTTCAGTCGCAGAAAGTCGTTTTGGCTGGAAAAGTAGGTTTAAATATAGTGTTTATAAAGAAAAACGTCAGTCGTGAAAAGTCGTTTTTATTAGAAAAAAAGATTAGGAGGATAAAATGAGCAAATATAAATTATGGTTCAGTATAGGCAGCGGATTGGGTAAAGAAAGCGATGAAGTTGATTTAGTAGATGATTTAGGTTATACAGAGAAAAAGGCGGAAGAAATAATAAAAAATGAAAGTGAACAGCGTAAGCTGTTCGAGGAATGGAGGGATGAGAATATAGACCAAAATTTTGGAGTTGTAAAAGAAAATTAGGAGGAAAGTATGAAAAACAAGGATAGAATGCAATTTAATTTAAAAAACTAGAGAAAATTGAATTGGAGTTTATGGAATAAGGAAGATGAAAATAAAGCGAGTTTTGAAAGAATATTAAATAAAGACAAGTATAAAAAGAAATAGGAAGGGAATTAGTATGAGAAAAATAGTATCAGCAATAATAACAATATTATATTTAGCAATTATTTTGGGAAGTTTAGGATTATTAGTGTATAAAACAATAAGTGATATTTCAAGTGTAAAAACATTATTAGAATTTGCGAAATTAATGTTAATAGATTTTATATTATATATTTTTTGGGGAGTAGGGGTTCAAATTTTAACTTTTATTTTTGGATTGTTTAAAATTGAGGAGGATAAATTGTAAGAAAAATAATGGGAACAATATTTTGTTTATTAAAATTAGCAAAAACAATATTATCTGTTACGTTAGGAGCGGGAATAGGTAATGAAATTTATAAAATATGGAAAGCGGAGGAATAGGAATGAAAAAATTACTATTAATTGTGATGATTTTAGGAGCATTAGTTACAAGCTGTGATGAAGAAAATTTTGGGAATGATACAAAAAATGATAAAGAGAATACTTTAAAAATAGGTGATAAGTTAGCAGGCAATCAAGCAACACCTAGTGATATTGATTATAGTTTAGAAAGATATAATTTAATAAAAAGGGCCTACTGGGTAAATGGACAGCGTGAAAAAGCATTGAATTTACCAAGTGCTGTGAAACGTCCGTTAGGATATATAACATTGTTTACAGAAAACGGTGGAATAGTTGGAAGTTTTGTAGTAGATGGAAAAGTGTCAAGTTTAAATAGTTTTTTAACTCCAGATAGTGAATTATATGAATGTAATCCTTCAAGTAGTTATAGTTGTAAAAATAATTGGATTCCTGATGTAGATGGAAGTTATGGAGAAAATGATAACGGGATATTTTTCTTTACTCCAGATGGGAAATATATTGAGTGGACAGGAATATACGTGTATACAGATATTCCAATGAAAGTGGAAAATACAGTTGTTAAATTTGAAAAATAAAGGGGAATGAAATGAAAAAAATATTTATATTAATTATTTGTGGGCTATCTATGACAGCCTGCAATCCTTTTTTAGGGATAAATAGTTGGTTTAATAAAATAGACTATGAATTGGAAAAACAGAATGATAGACAAAGATATGACAGATTAAAAAAAGTGGAAGATACTGCAAGAGCAATGGTAAGCAGTTATGAAAGTGATAAGCAAATTTATTTGTCTATGAAAGATGAGAATAAGGAGATAGCCTTACAAGCAAAGATAAGAGCAAATAATACAGCGATTCAATATAATCAGTTTATTTTGAAAAATAGTTATCTATGGAAAAATAATATACCACAAGATATAAAAAATGAACTTGAAATAATTAATTAGGGATAAGGAGTTAATATGAAATACATAGAATTATTTGGAAGAAAAATAAAAGAGTTGTCTGAAATTTTGAAAGACGAAACAATAAGTGATTTGGAAATAAAAGAGGAAAGTGATATGTATGGGATAGATCAATTAAAAATTTCATTTAAAATTGATGATAGTGACACCTTCACTCTCTATATACGGTTATCTAATTTTGTTGGAGCAAATGGGATAGAGTTTTTATCGGAAGAAGAAATTGTAAGAGAATTTGAAGAAAAGTATAGTTATTTAAAGGGATATTTACTTGGTGAAACTATAAAAGAAAGAAAAATAAACGGTTATTCAAATGAAATAAAATCTCATATTAGGGTTGCAAAAAAAATGCATGAAATTTATCGTGTTTATTTTGAAAAAGTAAGAATAAAGAAATTTACTACAGCTTATGAAACAGTTGAATTTTATTTGAAACAAATGGAAAAGCAAATAAGAAAAATGTGTGAAGCATATCAGGAAAATAAAAATATAGAAAACTTTTTAGATAATTTAGAAGTGTTAGCTAGATTGACGGCAGATGAAATGGGTGCATATAGTTTACGGTTATTAACTTGTGGACGTAAAAATTATGATTGTGCTGACAATATAATTAGAGATTGTTTAAAAGGTATGAAAAAATGTGTAGAGGAAATAAGAAAAAGAATTTAAAATTTTGGGGGATAAATGTTATATTCAGGAATTAGATATATTTTAAAATGTATAGCAAGAATATTTGTGCTCATAGCCTTGCTTGTATACAATGATGATGATTTAATGAAGTTTGATGAAGAGGATTAGATATGTTAAATATAATAATGAGAGTTATAAATGCCATTCTTACTGTAACATTTGTTTTAATATTAGTATGGTTTGTTTATAACCTAGTAATAAGATTTAAAAAGAATATAGTAGTATTTAAATTTAGAATAATAAGCATAAGAGGATTTTTAATTGGTATGTCTATAAATTTATTTGTAATTTATTGTTTGATTCGTATTATAAGCTTTTTTGTGATTAGAGTGTAAAAATGATACAATAGATATAAATAAGAACAAGAAGGGAAAAACCGTGGGAAAAATTAATTTAGATTATTTGATTTATAAAGAGTTTAAGGAATTAATCAAAAATTTTATGGGAAATAGAAAATTTGAAATTAGTTATGGAATTGAAGATGAAATAATACTAAAAAATTTTGTAATTTATGTTGAATATAAAAATAAAATATTTAAACTATCAGCACAAAAATCATTTTCTGGTGACAGCGGATGGGATTATAAAGAAACCGATACGAATGAATTAATAAAAAAATTGGAAGACGAATTTGAAAAATTTAAAGAAAAAGTTTTGAAATTCGATGAAATAAATGAAATGAACTTCGATGAGTTGAAAGAGAAATATTTTGAAGAAATGGGATTGAAAAAAACAGGGAAATAAGGTATAATTAGGAGGTAATGTGAATAAAAAATATGAAATCTTAATTGAAGAGGATTTAGACATAAAATATTTACTTGACGACATTCTAACTTTAAAGAAAACGAAGAAGGAATGTGAAATAAGAATTGTTTTCAATAAAGGGAAACTTACTAAAAAAAGATATATTGTAAGAAGTTTACATCATTAAACTACAATTGAATAGGCAAGACTATAGATATATGAGCCATTAGATGAATAGATTTTAAAATAAGTCTATTTGTTTAATGGCTCTTTTTTTTGTCTAAAAAACTAAAAAAGGAATTGAAATTATGATAGTCATAGCAATTATATTTTATTACTTAGTAATAACATTAATATTAATAATTTCTATAAATTATTTGGGAAGATGGCTAAGAAAATATATTGAGAAAAGGATTGACGAGGGCCTTACTCTTTTGGAAAAACTTGAGGATATAAATGATGAACTGGATACAAAGATAAATAATGTGAAGATTAAGATATATGATATGTATCTTGATAGATGTAAAGAGAGTTTGAGAAAGAAAAGGAAAATGGAAAGAGAGTACAGGGAATTGACACAAAAAGTAAAGGAAAAAATGAAATAAAAAAAAGGTACTTTTGGGAGATTTTTTTTGGTCGTGGGTCTGGCGAGTCCCGGAAAACATCCGGATATGAATTTTTTTTAAGTTCATGTCCTGTCCGATAGGAGGTGAAAATGGAAGCAAAATATGACGAGATTATAAAAGGTGTCGTGCTGGCTAAAATATTGAATTTGAGCGAAAGGCATCTAAGGCGTTTGGCAGAGGAAAATGTTATCAAAAAAAACGGACAAAATAAATATTTATTTTTGGAAAGTGTTCATTCATATATTGAGTATCTGGAGTTAAAAAATGATGCAGATGTAGATTTGAAAGATGAAAAAATTAGGGAAGAAATAAAGAAAATAAAAAAAGATACAGAATTGAAAGCCTTGAAAATATCGGAGTTAAAGAATCAATTACATCCGGCGGGAGTAATTGAAGAAGTAATGACGAGTATGCTTGTCAATATAAAGGGAAAATTGCTTTCATTGCCTAATAAATTAGCACCTACTGTAATTGCTTGTGATAACTTGGGAGAAATACAGGACATCATTTTAACAGGAATATCTGATACTTTGACAGAATTAAGTGAATATAGTCCTGAAATGTTTAAAAGTAAAAATTATATTGATGAAGATGAGGATGAAGAGAATTTAAGCACTAAATCAATTAAAAAAAATTTAAAGGAAGAGAAAAATGACAACCCGAAAAAGAGAGGCAGACCTAAAAAAAGCAAATAATTTGTTTAAAAAAATTATTTCGGTATTAAAGCCACCGCCAAAATTAACGATTGATGAATGGGCAGACAATTATAGAATATTAAGTTCCAAAACTTCTGCGGAACCAGGTAGGTGGAATACTGATAGAGTACCGTTTCAAAGAGAAGTGATGAAAGCAATATCTGATAAACAAACAGAAAAAGTAATAATGATGTATGGAGCTCAATTATCCAAAACAGAACTTTTGTTGAATACTTTTGGACATCATGCTGATTATGACCCTGCTCCTATAATGTTTTTAATGCCGACTCAAAAAATGGCAGAAGATTTTGCGACAACAAGATTAAATGACATGATACTTAGCACACCACAATTAAAAAGTAAAATAATTGAAAATGAAACGTCAAGAGATACTAAAACTCAAAAAGATTTTCCAGGTGGATATATTATTTTAACTGGAAGTAATTCAGCAGCTGAACTTGCGAGTAGACCAATACGGATATTATTGGCAGATGAGATTGATAGATTTCCAAATGATGTAAAGGGTGAAGGTGATCCGTTAAATTTAGCAATTGAGAGAACAAAAACATTTTGGAACAAAAAAATTGTTTTAACAAGTACACCAACAGTAAGAGGGGAATCAAGAATAGAACAGGAGTATGAAAATAGTACACAGGAAGAATATTATATCCCTTGTCCAAAATGTGGAACAATGCAAAGATTGGAATGGAAAAATATTGTTTTTGAAAATATTGGACACAAATGTCAAGATTGCCTTGAAGTTTCAAGTGAATATGAGTGGAAAAAGAATATGAAAGAGGGAGAATGGATTGCAGGAAATGTTGAAATTGATCCGAAAGCAGTAAGAGGATTTCATATTAATGAATTGTATAGTCCTTTTTCGACTTGGAAAAGTATAATAAAAAAATTCAAGGAATCTAAAGGCGATGTTCAACTTATGAAGGTTTTCACTAATACTGCATTAGGTGAAACTTTTGAGGAAAAAAGAGATAAAATGGATTTTGAAAAAATATCTCACAGAAAAGAACATTATGGCTGCGAAATTCCTGAAAACGTAAACGTTTTGACTGCGGGAGTTGATGTTCAAGATGATAGATTGGAATGTGAAGTTGTAGGTTGGGGAGCTGATGAAGAAAGTTGGGGGATTTGTTATAAAGTGTTTATAGGAAATCCTGCAGAAACTCATGTGTGGAGTCAGCTTGAGAGATTCTTGGATACTGAATTTACCTATTCTAACGGACAGAAAATAAAAATAATATGTACCTGTATTGACACAGGAGGAAATCACACGATGTCAACTTACGGATTTGTGAAACCTCGTGAAATTAAAAGAATATTTGGAGTAAAAGGTGGAAGTGTGGAAGGTAAGCCGTTTATTACAAGGCCAACTAAAACAAATAAAGGACAAATTTCGCTATTTGTATTAAATACTGATACTGGGAAAGAAACTATTATGGCCAGATTGAGAATTGATTTACCTGGACCAAGATATATGCATTTTCCGGATAATGTAGAAAGAGGGTATGATGAAACATACTTTAAAGGATTGACTGCAGAAGTTAAGATTACAACTTTTGAAAAAGGAGTAAGAAAAACTAAGTGGGTTGTTACAGGAACTAAAAGGAATGAACCGTTGGATATTAGAAATTATGCTTATGCTGCGTTAAAAATAGCTAATCCTGATTTGAGTAAAAAATATTTGATTGATGTTACAGAAAGACCAAAAGTGCAAACAAAAAGAAAAATATTGTCGAAAGGAATTTAGAAAATGGGAAAATCAAATTATTCAAGAGAATATATTTTAGAAATGATAGTTGAATACGGCAAAGCTGAACGAGCAGCTTTGGCTGGAACTAGTTATAAAATTGGAACTAGGGAACTTACTCGAATGGGAATAGATGCAATAAGAAAAGGAAGAGCTTACTGGGAAAATGAATTACAAAAATTGAACAGTACAGGAAACAGAAGAGTTAGAAGAGGTATACCTAGAAATCTTTAGTAGAAAAGGAGGTGTTTTATGAATTTTATTGATAAATTAATAACAGTGTTTAACCCGGAAAAAGGACTTAAAAGATTTCAGGCAAGAAGAAAATTAGAAATTCTTAATACTGGATATTCAAATCACGGTGCTTCAACTACTAAAAAATCAATGCTAGGCTGGCAAAGTGCTGGCGGTGGAGTGAAAAAGGATATTTATAAAAACCGTAAAAAATTGATTGAGCGTTCAAGAGATTTGTATATGGGAACTTCTGTTGCTACTGGAGCACTAAAAACTATTAACACGAATGTCGTTGGAAGCGGATTAAAATTAAAGGCTGCTATTGATAATGAGACAATAGGGATTAGCGATGAGGAAGCTGAAGCAATAGAAAGTTTGATTGAAAAAGAATTTGAACTTTGGTCGAAAGATAAAATTGATAATTTAGGGACTATGAATTTTTATCAGATTCAGGAACTTGTGTTTTTGACAGTGCTGATGAATGGAGAATGTTTTATAAAATTAAATTATTTTGAAACTCCAAAAAATCCATACAGTTTGAAATTGGAAATTTTAGAACCTGACAGAATATATACTCCAAACAATATGATTTCAGATAAAAGTGTGGTTGAAGGTGTGAAAATAGATAAAAACGGAAGAATTGAAGGTTATTATGTTTCATCTGAACATCCATTAGACGCAACTGGGGGAGTAAGCGAGAAACTTATAAAAGTTTATGGAAGCGAAAATCAAAAAAATATAATACATCTTCTTTTCACAGAAAGACCTGAACAAGTAAGAGGAATTCCAATATTATCTCCAGTTATTGAGAATTTAAAACAGCTTGGAAATTATACTGAAGCTGAACTAATGGCAGCAGTTATAAGCGGAATGTATGCAATTTTTATTGAAAGCGAAGCCGAAAATTCGAGCGGTGCTGATGTAGGCGAACTCGAAGCAGTCGAAAATGATTCGCTGGTAGATTCGGAAGATGAAACTACTATAGAACTTGCACCAGGAATGATTATGGGGCTTAATCCAGGAGAAAAAGCAAAAGCTACCAATCCAGGAAGACCTAATGCTCAATTTGATCCTTTTGTTACAAGCATTTTAAGACAGATAGGAAGCGCTTTGGAAGTTCCATATGAACTTTTGATAAAGCATTTTACAGCAAGTTATTCAGCAAGCCGTGCAGCACTTCTGGAAGCGTGGAAAATGTTTAGGAAAAGGCGTGAATGGTTTGTAGAGAATTTTACCCAGCCTGTTTATGAGGAGTGGCTTAATGAAGCATATTTGCTAGGTAGAGTTGAACTTAAAAATTATGGAACTGACTTTCTTATAGACAAAGCGTGGTGTGGTTCGCAATGGAATGGACCATCTCAAGGGCAAATAGATCCGTTAAAAGAGGCTAATGCAGCAGTTATAAGAATCAATAATGGATTATCGACTAGGACGAGAGAAACAGCCGAACTTAATGGAGGAGATTTTGAGCAGAATATAAGAATTTTGGCAAAGGAAAGTAAATTATTAACAGAGAAAGGAGTGGTATTGAATGCCGAAACAATTCAAATTTTGGAACGTGATGAAGAATGAGGAAGAAAAATCAGCGGAACTGATACTTTATGGAAGTATTGGAAGTGATGAATATTGGGATGATATATCTGATAAGGCGTTTAAACAGGATATTGAAAATCTTGGCGATGTGGAAAATATAACTTTACACATAAATAGTCCAGGAGGGAGTGTATTTAGTGCTGTAGCGATAGCAAATATTCTTAAAAATCACAAAGCTAAAGTGACAGCAAATATTGATGGATTAGCAGCGAGTGCCGCAACTATTATAACAAGTGCTTGTGATACTGTAAGAATGCCTAAAAATGCTTTATTTATGATTCACAATCCAATTACTTTTGCTTATGGGAATAATCAAGAAATGCAAAAAACTGTTCAAATGCTTGATAAGGTTAAAAATAGTATTATTGAAACATATTTAAATAAAACAAAAACTGATAAGGAAACTTTATCTGAATTGATGGATAATGAAACTTGGATGAATGCAGAAGAAGCTAAGGAATATGGATTTATTGATGAAATATTAGATGAAAATGTGGAAAAAGAAGTTATTGAGAATAAATTGATTATAAACAATATGGCTTTTGACATTTCAAAATTTAAAAATTTTAAAGAAAAGAAAATTCAGGAGCCAAGAGTGATAAATATTTCTGTAAATAGTACAGGAAGTCCTGAAGAAATAGCTGATAAATTTAGAAATATATTAAATTCGACAGAAAATCAGAAAAATAAAGGAGGAAATATGACATTAGAAGAGTTAAAAAACAAATTTCCAGAACTTTGCAATCAAATCTTTAATGAAGGTAAGGAAGCTGGAATAACTAAAGAAAGGGAAAGAATGAGAGAAATTGATAACTTGGATGTATCAAATTATTCTGAACTTGTTGAAAATGCTAAATATAATGATCCGGTAGAGGCTAGTGTGTTAGCAGTAAATATTTTGAATAAACAGAAGGAAGAAAGAATTAAGAAATTACAAAATATTAAGAATGATAGTCAAAATAACTTTACACCGCCAGTTCCAAATAATGGTACAGCGGAAAATAATGAAGAGAAAAAATTTATGGGAGTAAATATTTCAAACATTTTTTCTTTAATGAATAAAAAAACAGAGGAGGGCAAATAATGGATTTTGTAACAAAAGGCAATGAATATGCCAGCGAACAGTTTTTAAGCGGTACAGGGCATAAATATATGGAATTTGAAGTGCCACAAGGTAAGAATGTAAAAAGAGGAGACGCTGTAAATGCAGGTGCTGAACTTTCAGATGGGACGGATTTGTTTGGAATAGTTATGGAGGATGCAGATGGAACAACTGTAAAAACTAAAACAACTGTAGCTATTTCAGGAGAATTTATATTTGAAGGGCTGAAAGTGAAAGCAGGAACACAGAAAGCAGGCTTTACAAAGGCAGCTAGAGATAAAGGTATTGTAATAAAAGGATTAGGAGGTAAGGAATAATGCCAGCAGTAATAGAATTTATTGGGTT